CATAAGCATTTCGTTTTGTGCTTGTTTGGCTTTAATTGATTGCCCCCAAATAGACATAATCCCACCTAAGACGGTGGAGAACAACATTGTGATTAGTTCTAGGGGTAAACCAAACATTATAAACCAGCCCCACCTTGTGCTATATCTTTAGTTAGTGCTGCAATAATTGATGGGTCTGTTTTTTCTAAGCTGTCATTTGTAATGCGCCGTACAGTAAAACCACCCTTGTAGTTCTCTTTTATAACATCAGGAGAATACCTTGATGTAATTATAGCACCACCACCACGAGCATCACCGCCTTGATTTCCACCTACTGCAATGATAGAACCATCCTCTTCAGTACCTACCACAAAAGCAACATGCCCAAATGCCCAATTAAAATTACCGTTGCGCTTTCTGTTTGCTTTATTAAAGACAATTAGATCACCGGGTTTTACAGCGTCAATACTACCTGCATATGTTTTATTTGTTGTCGGGTTATGGTTATAAACCTCCTCACCTAAACTTGAATAGTTGAATGCTAGGTCAGGGTTTTTCTGTGCATCAGAAGGTAAATCAACACCTACATTTCTAAGAACATGTCCCGCAAATGCTCCACACCAAGGCGTCTTTTGTGGGTCTATTTTTGTAAGAGCTTTGAATGCTTTTTTGAAAGCGGGATCATCCTCTTGTAGGCCATACGTATTTTGAGCTATCCAAGTTAAGATATCATCACCTTCAGAGGGTGTTGCTATTTCTCCTGAGAAGTTTGTTGCATCAAATATAGCAGCGTTAACTTCTTTATCTGATTTTGGTGCAGCCTCTTCTACCGATTCTTTTATAGCAGGTGGTAGTTGTTCAACTGCGTCCTGCGTTTCTACTTTTTTGGCTGGGGGTTCCATGAGGCTAGGGGTATCAGAGCTAGTACTGCTGTCAGTAGTAGTAGTCGTTTCTTCATTAACTGTATCCTGACTCATTAAGCCCATACGATCTGAGGTACGGGTGTTTCCTATCTTTTCATTTGGCTGATATTCAGGCTTAGGCGCTTCCTGTTTTTCAACAGCCGCATCACTAAAATCTAGAGGCTTATTAGGTGCCTTGTCTACCATATCTGGATAACGTAGCTTTGTCTCATTCATAAATGCATCAACAAGCTCTTGTGAAATAGTAGGTTTAGATTTTGTTTGAGGAACAACTGGTTCTTCAGCAGCCTCTTGTCTACGCTTTTCACGAGATGCTCTGATATCGTTAACAAATGATTTAAGAGAGCCAAGTACACCTTGATCCTCTTCTTCTGCAGCATTAGCCATAATACCATCTGCAGCCGCCTCTTGAGAGTTAGCTAAAGATTCAATAGCCTGTGTCTGCATTTTATAAACATCTTGTGCAGATTCAAAAAATCCTGCCATTTATCTTTTCCTTAATTAAAATGGAAGCCAATCCAAAACCTTTTCTAGTACAATGGCTTCCATTGCACCACGTGATTCTCCTCTTGCAGAATCAATATTTGCCTGCGCTTTAGCTAAATCAACATCTCTACGCATCTCTTCAATAAGAAGCTGCAACTCACGCTGCTTCTCATTCTGAAAAGCTTTAAATACGTAGCTAATAGAATCACGCTCATACTGTAGAATGTTATTATAGCCTGCCATAGTTAGTTCATTTGTGAACATAGCGGCATCACGGTTTGCTGCATTAATAGCTGCATTATCTGCTAGCGTATATGATTGCGCCCAATTAGCGTTTGCTTGTGCAATGACAAGAGCGTTAGATGCATTAAACTGTTCACGAGCAGCTTCAAGGTTAGCATTAAATTGGGACATAGCATTACTTTGACCCGCGTTAAACTGCTCCATTAAATTGAACTGTTCTGAATTAAACATACTAATCTGTGATGTCAGGTTAGCCATAAATTGATTTGTCTGATTTTCACTAGCTGCATTAAATTGGTTAGCAGCATTGGTAGCAGCCTGATCAGACAACATAGCTTTTACCATAGATTGGGCTTTAAATAACTTATCCTGCTGTTGGTAACTAAGATTAGTTAAATCCATCTGTAGGAATGCTTTAGCGTTTTGAACTTCTGCCTGCTGCAGATTAGTTAGGTTAGTTAGGTCTAGCTGAGTCATAGCTGCAGCATCTGCTAGAACTTTAGCATTAGCAGCCTGTAGATTAGCTAGGTCAACAGACTGTGCCATACGAGCATTTTCTAGTGCTACCTGCTGTTCAGCAGTAAAGTTCATGTTAGCAATGTCACTGATCTTAGCGGCGTTAGCAACCTTAGTTTGGAACTCTTGTGTAAACTCTAGGCCAAGGAACTTAGCACGTTGTTCTGCTGCAAACATAGCAGCCTGCTGACGGTTGCTTAGGTTTTGTGATTCAAATCTAGCAAAAGTTTGTGCATCAGCATTAGCGATAGGTAGGGCAGCTTCCATAGCAGCCTGTACTGCAGCCTGTCCTGCCATAGAGGAGGCGCTAAGACCACGTGAAGCCATCATAGCTGCCGCAGCACGTAAGGCACCTGCAGCCCAAGGTGGAGGGTTAGTACCCTCAAAATCTGCCATTAGCTGACCAAGCTGGCCTTGTACTGTGGCGTTCTCAGAGGGTTGTCCAGTAGCCGCCTCAAAGTTTGTCTCTTTCTTGACACGATCCATATCGACAGTAGAACCATCAATAAGCTCACCTTCCTCTACTACACGAGTAGGCGCACCCTGTACTGTCTGCGCTTTCTCAATCTGAGCAGCAGTTAGACCAAGCTGAGCTAACTCGTCTGGCGACATAGTTTGAGCTTTTACTAGAGCGTTTTGACCTACTTCACCTGTAACCTCTTCAAGGCGTTCCATAATGTCATTAACATCAGCAGTAACCTCTAAAGGCTGATATGTCTCTGTTGTTATTTGATCAGGATCATCTACTGTTTTAGTAGTATCAACTGTTGTAACATCTGCTTCTGTTTTTGTGTCTACCTGACCAGTACCCTCTTCAATGGTACCTGCTTCTTTTTGTTCGTCAGTAGTAGTTTCTACATCAGCAGTTGTTGTTACACTACCGGGATCATTTATGAGAGTATCACGTACCTCTCCGGGGCTAGGGACATTTACCGATTGAAACCCAGAAGAAACATTATTAAGTGCAGCCTGTGCAGCGTTAACATCTGCCTGTGCTTTTGTGACAGCCTCTGCTAATGCTTCATCTTCAGGGTTAGCCTGTGATGCAGCCATAGCATCATTTAGTCTTTGTTTTGCATCAGCTAAACGTTGTTGTGCTGCATCTACATCAGCCTGACTAGGGCCACTGCCTGTAGAACCACTACTTGTATTATTAGCTAAATAGTCATTGCTAGGATCATTATCATTGAGCAAACGATCTGCATTTTCTTTCTCAGCCTGTGCTTGAGCAGCAGCAATTTCTTCAGAGGTTTGAACAGCGCCACCTGGTGCGTATCCCTTTTTAACCATACCACCATAAGCCATGTTAATACGCTTCTGAGCAGCCATAGCCATTTTACCTACACGTGCAGCAAGCGCTGGGTTGGCAGCAATAATAGCATTCTGTTCATCACTCTGTTTACCCTGCAGAGAAGGATCAATTTTACCTAGCTGTTCTGGTGTGAACCCTGCAAACTTCTTAGCCATAATTATTTATTCCCTATCTGCATCCAAACAGATGCTGCTACAAATGATAGCAATGCAATTGTTGTAATACGTACTACTGTAGTCCATACGCTTTTCTTTGTATCTCTATATGCTTCTAATAAACCACGCATCTCTGTAATATCTTTGTGCGCGTCATCATCTAACAAACCAATAGAACGTAAAGCTTCTTTAGCTCCGCGTCTGGCTGCACGATCAAGCATAGCCTCTAGTTCTTCTGGTGGTATGTTAGACATTTATCTTACTCTGGTTTTGTAGGCCAAGTGATTGTATTTGGGAAGCCTGCCTGCTGTGGAACATTTAACAAATCAGTTCTGTATGTAGTCCATTCAGCCTGTTTTTCAGATGTTAGTTCTGCCCAGCGTAGTGGGTTGGTTACGATAGGGTCTACTTCTTGGAGTAGCTTCCTATCACGGTCTTCTCTAATGAAAACGGCAACCTGTGCGTCATACTCACTTTGTGAAAATGCTGTGTAATCAGAACCAATTAACTCCAATAACGCAGAGTTATCTATAGTTGTATCTGTATCCCAAGGCGTTAGCGTGTATGGTATCCATCCATATTCTGGGTGGTTAATCTCTACATCAAATTGGGTATTCTCAGAGTTTAGTGCTTTGGCGTTGCGTATTTCAGTTATTTCTATAGCCATCTTATGAAATCCTTAAATAGACTGTCGGGCCAGCATCGCCTGTGTAACCCATGCGCTTCCAAGTGCCTGAAGAGGGGGTAACAAAGGGTCCACTAACCCAATCCGCGTTTGACCAACGTAAGTTGGCACCACTTACTGTAGTACCAGCTTGACCACCTGAACCACCTTTCAAGAAGCCATAACTACCCACTGCGCCAGAAGATAGGCTAGCAGTACCAGAGCCAACCTGAGAAGATGAAACTGATGTAATATACCCTGAGTTATTAGATAGCTGGCTAGTTGCTGTAGGGATAGTAGGAATCTGTGATGATGTTATATAACCCCTACCATTGGATATCTGGCTGTTATTGGTAATTGCAGCGGGAACCTGTGCTGTGGTAGCGTACTGAGCATCATTTGAAAAAGCGCTTACCTGTGTAGGAACTGTTGGTATTTGAGATGTAGTGGCGTACTGAGCACCATTAGCTAGTTGGTTATTGTTGGTAACTGCAGCGGGAACCTGTGCTGTGGTAGCATACCCAGCGCCATTATTTAGTTGGTTATTGTCGGTAGGGATTTGAAGGGCAACAGTAATGTCACTAGCGCCACTTACCTGTAATGATAAATTACCAGTTTGCGAATCATATGAGCCAGCATCTAAATAATAGTTAGCTGAAGCTCCTGCATCAATCCAATCATAATCTGTACCTGTCCAGCTTAACAATTGGCTGCTAGTAGCTGTTCCTGTGTTAAGATGTGTATCTACACGTGAATCTGTGTAGTATAGATTTGTTGAACCTTCACTCAAAGCATCTGTGTCATGGTTTGATATTGAAGAAACCGTACCTGTTAATACAGCATCTGTACCATCTGTACCAGACTCTAGTATCTTGCTTGTACCATTAGATGCATATACATCACCTACTAGATCAGTAGTTAGGCTAGAGGCTACAGAAAGATCAACATCTGTTACATCAGCGCTACCATCAATAGTAAATGAACCTGTTACATCACCCGTAGCAAAGGTAACGCTTCGGGCGGTAGACCATGCATCTGCTGAATCTGCATTACCTGTGACGTTACCTGTAAATGTTGCTGTTACAACATCAGAACCTACATCTAAAACAGTTGTAGCATCTGAGTTAAGTACATCACCTGTAAGGTTACCTGTTACATTACCTGTTAATACAGCAGCTACTGCATCTGTACCTACATCTACTACAACAGTACCATCAGCGTTTTTAATATCACCAGTAAGATCGCCTGTTACATCACCTGTAATACCACCATTAAAAGTTGCAGCGCCTGTAAAAGTAGATGTTTCATCAACACTTAGAATATCTGTATTAAGAGTACCATCAAAATGACCGTCCAAGAAAGGTACACCAGAAGTACCCACACTTAGAGTGCTGGGTGTCTTACCTTTAATCTCTGTTGCACTAACAAGAAAATCTGAACTAGGCCCAAGGCTATTAATAGTCGCACCACCACCCGCACTACCATCGTGGTTGTGACCTGTTGAGGCATTAAATGCATCCTCAATAGCGTTAAACTCGTTGTCTAGATCATCCGCGTCAATAACGTTACCATTGGCAATGTTGTTATTGGTGTCCTGTCTTGAATATCCTGCCATTTTACTGCCTGTCTTCCTGAGAAAATTCTAATATAGCTGTGTCCAATGTATATGTTGGGTTTGATGAAAGGTCTTCTATTCTTATAGCTACTGTTTTACCTGAACCTATAATATTCTTATTATATACCTGATCTACTTGCCCACCAAAGGTAGCTGTACCAAATACAGCATTAGCCGCGCCATAACTAAAAACACCCGAACTTGTACTAGTTATTGTTATTGTGTCAGGTTGTATTGTTTGACTATTATTTGGTGAATCAAAATCATATTTTAAATTTACATCTAGATTCATATTACCTGTAGGGTTTGTGTACAGAGTCATTTTATAAAACGTTTTACGTATCTGTGGATCAGTTATTGGCATATAAGGTGATTCATATATCGCCTCAATATGTGAGCCATCAAAGTTGTTACCTGTATTCATAGTATACACGTAACCATCTGCATTTGCAAACGCTACAACTTCTTGAGAGTTAAAATATCTACTATCCGCTACATAAGCTTTGATACCTTTAGTGGTTGACCATTGAATACCTGACGCACCTTGTGTTATAAATTTTGTGGCAATTAATCCACGTGCAACTTCTTTTTGTTCAGATGAGATATACCCAAAGATTCTGTATTGGGCTTTTTCCCTAAGCACAACAGAGCTAAAGTTTGAAGAACTATCTAATAAAATAGCAGCATCTTTAAATATTCTATCTGAGGCAACATCAAGCGCAAAATCACCAATACGGTCTGTTGCACTCAGTAGTCTAATACCATCAGGTGCTAGATACATAATGTCACCACCAACTTCTTGAATTGTATCGCCGTTGATACAACCAATGCTGTCAGTAATAGGTGCCATTTGAAAATCTGCAGCAGTACTACCTGTGATCTTTTTAATTGAGCTATTAGTGAATACAATTAGCTGCTCACGAAAAACAGCCATGCCTGTAATGTCATAACCTACGTTAATTGTCCCAGCGCCGTTGGCTACATTAAAATCGTCAACAGTGTTTGGTGCTGTAAAGATAAGATCACTACCTACTGCATAGAAAGCTGTGTTCTTAAATATAGTTACATGTAAAGCACCTGAAATGTCAGAACTATGATCTGAAGCATTCATAAAGAAAATGGTATTACCTGATGTATTATACACAGCAGGGAAGTTAACACCATCTACAAAAATAACTTTATCGTCACCATCAAAGTTAAACTCTGCATGACGAACCTTACCACCGTTTGTAAGTGTACTGGTGTTGCCAGACATAGATTGCCACGTACCACCAGTACCATAATAATAAACTGTGTTGTTTGATGCATTCTTACGAGCGACCACATAGCGACCAGAAGAGATAACCTTTAGTCCAACTACCTCACCCTGACCTGGTACAGTAGAAGTACTAAACTTTTCAAAGCCTCTGATTTTAGAGTAGCCACCTTCTTTGTTGGCCTCAAAATTTTGTAAGATAGTAGCTGAACCAACAGCATTAGCACCCTGCTGTAGAGCAGATAGGTTAGATATCAATCCACCCTTAAACTCAATAGGAAATGTATTCCATTGTGTAGCCATTAGAATCTAACTCTTGAATCTCTTAAATAATCTGTGCGGTTAATATGTAAGCTACGAAGATGCTTAATACCTTGCTGGAATTTACCTAAAGAAAGTTGTGCGGCTTGTGTGTCACCACGAAACTGATAAACATAATACATAGCACCATCTACAATTACATAACGATATTGTTCTGGTAGATTAGGTACATCTGCAGGATTTTCTAGATCATATGAATCTTTGTAATACTCAAATATTAATTCGTATGCTTTATCTGGTGTAGGAAATAATACAAACTCTCTACTTGGGGTACGTGCTACATACATTGGTGTACTACGATTAGATGACTCCAAGTTATATTCACTATCAGCGTATTTGTCAAGATATTCTTCGTATGACAGCACTCTTAGTTTCTGTGTGCTGACATTTAAACTTTGATCACGCTTAATTCTGAACGTGTTCATGTTTATATTTTTAGCATCGTAAGGGAAGCTATAGCGAGTCGTACCTGCAGTTAGCACCTCAGTTGCCTCAACATGGTTCCAAGGCCATTCAAACTCTTCTTGATTAATATGGCGAATAGCTGAGTTAACAGAGTCCTTAGCAAAACTATAATACCCTGTAGTGCTAGCAAAGTTTAAGCTAGTAAGCTCTACCTCATTTAATCTACGGTTAACATCATTAACGAGAGATATGTAATCATATGCCATTATTATTTCTCCCTAATGCGTAGAAAGATAGAACGTTCGTACTGCAAACCGCCTGCGGTATTAATCCTACATGTTATAGTATATCGTATATTATTTGTACCCAAACCAAACCTAGCTGTTGCTACTGTGTTTGTAACTGTACCACTAACAAATTGAAGACCGTTTACAGTTTCAGCATTAGAAACCTGCTCTTTGTTTCCATCTGCATCTTTAATAAACCAAGTAGCTGTAGAGATTGTGTCTGTTCCAAGAAAGCGTGACCAATCTACGCTGTAATCTACTGTTTCATCTGGGTCTTTATCAGGCCATTTGTAAGACATAGCTAGTCCTTATGCTGCAATATAAACAGTTGTGCTGTTTACTGGTATTTTATCTACAACTATTGTTCTGTTTTCAGGTTCAATTATTACTGTGTTAAATGATCTAACGTTTGTTGTATATACTGTTTGTAATTCTGGGTTTATCGTTACTACATTATTTGTATCTTGTGCATTTAGGTATATAACTCGTGATCTATCATAGTCATTAGGATCATATACAAATTGTACACCATTAGCTGTTACTGTATCAATAACAATGTCTGCTACTAGAGTCGTTAATTCTCTAGCAACACTTACTGATACTGTGACACCACCAGTTGAAGAAGTTGCTAATACAGAACCTAGCTCTATTTCTGCTTTAGCTTCTACATCTGCAAATGCATTAGCAACAACATTAGCAACTACGGCACTAACGGTTATATTAGCATCAGCGTCAAACGCATCTGCTGCTGTGCCAAACGCAAGTGTAGAACTTACTCCACTGATCTCTGCTGCAGCGCTTAGTGTTACTGTTGGTGCTGTTGTATCAGTTGATGCATCTACATCATCTATTTCAACATCTGCAGCACCTTTAGCTTCAACTTCATCTAATGATGTAGTGGCTGATACAGAAGCTAAGTTAGTGTTTGCATCTGCATCAAACTCTAAATCTTCTGCTATAAGTGTAGCTGTTGCTTCAGGTAATATAGGTGCAGCAGTTAGATGTATCTCAGCTATATCAGATACAGAACCTGTAGCAGTAACACTTGCTAGTGTTGTGTTAGCGTCTGCATCAAATGCATCTGCTGCTGTACCAAAGGCTATAGAGCTTGTTACACCTGTAAGGGTAGTAGCTGCAGACAGGGTTACATCTAGAGTACCAGTGTTAGTAGTAGACGTAACAGCGTCTAGCTCTATGCTTGCAGTTAAGTTAACACTTAGTGTTCCTGCGCTACCTGTAGAAGTTGCGGCTGCTAGTGTAGTATTAGCATCTGCATCAATAGGTGCTGTACCAAAGTTTAAGGTGCTTGATACACCTGTAAGTGTAGTAGCTGCAGATAAGGTTACGTCTAAGCTACCTACTGCACCTGTAGCAGATACACCTGTTTGTGGTATGCTAGAGTCTTGAGCAGCAGTTGCAGTACCTAGTGATGCTGTTGCTGTAACAGCAGAAAGATTAATGGCAGCATCATTTATTACAGAAACAGAACCTATAGAGCTAGTAGCTGCTACACTACCTATTGTTATAGTTCTATCGTTGTTTACACTGACTGTACCAACAGTTACAGTGGCGGCTACACCTGTAACAGCTTGTGTTACCTGTATAACCTGTTCTGCAACCTCTATATCACTTAAGGCAGAATCTGATAATGCTACAAAACCTAGCATAGACCTACTTGCCTTTCTGTGTTATGCCTGTGACTCAGACCAAGAAATACGACCAGATACGTTAAATGGTGTTGTTGTATCTACTGTTGAGGGGTCTTCAGTAAGTGTTGCAACAACTGTTAGAACATCTGGTCCATCTGGGAAGGGTTGATCACCCCCTAGAATTGAGTTACCCAATGTAGCAACCTCCCCTAGCGTTTGGTTGGTAAGCTGCTGTGAGCGTGTTGCACCTGTATCACCAGCGGCACGGAATGAGAATAAAGCCGCACCGCCTGAAATTGTATCATTACCACCATGATAAATTAGCTCAGACAAGGAGGGGTTTGTAACCCTCTGCCATGCGTTAGAAGATAGAAGACCATTCAAAATCAGTTTTACTTCACATGTATGTGTTGTCAAAATTGATACTTGGCTAAGAATAAGCTGCATTCTGTTGATAATTTCACGCTCTCCAAGTTTTCCAACTGTAGATGTGTCAACAGATGGAGCTAGTCTCACACTAATCAGCGGAATATTTCTTGTAACTTGTGCCGCGTCAGCACCACCTTCACCAACATCTAAATCAAGAGTATAAGTACTTGTTGTTAATCCTGTTTCTGGGTCAGGGGTAGGTAGTGATGTAGGCGCTCTGTCTATCAACATAAGCGTTCTTGTTCTATCTGTAGAACTTCCCTCACCATAAATTCTGGAAAAAATACTGGGTTGGTAAGGTTGATAGTATGTAGCTTTTGGATTGTCTGGCAAAGCAAGTTTTGTACCACTAGCTAAACCTGCCCCAGTAATTTCTACGCCACTAAATGCAGCATTAAGCTGCGAGTTTGGCACCTCTACATGAACTCCATAGTTTAGGACTAGGTTTCCATTTTGAGGTTCACGATATTTCTTTAACGTTTCAATCTCACCTACAAAAGTAATACTATTTGAGCCAGAAGTTGTAATGTTGTTGCCTGATGCGTTAAAGACATAAGCCTTATCATCATCAAAGCGACCATCCATAATAACTGATGTACCCCAGTGTGCTAGTGCAGGAACATATGTTGGTTTTCCTGTATTTTGAATCTCATATCGTGCTGGGATGTTTCCTGAGCGCATATATGCTTCTGTCTTAAAGTTACCATGCACAAACTCATGTACATATTGTACCTTACCATGTTGATCTTTAAAGCCAAAGCGTACTTTACCTGCGCCATACCATGAGTAGTCAACGTAGGCCATTTGGATTTTGGCTAAATCTATTTTGAAACCTGTGTAGCCAGTGCCATCAGCTTTATCTAAATTCCAATTTTCTTGTGGTACTGATGTAGTTTCAGTAATTGTGACAATAACACCCGCTGCGTCTACACCCCGATAGCTTGGTGTGATATGCATAAGCGTATCACTAGATATCTTTGTGATTTGATAGCTTTGTCCTTTTATAACTATATACCCACCTTTAGATAATTGAGATAGGAACTTAGTATTAGTACCTATTACATCACCACTTCGGAAGGTAACCTGAACTGTACCAGATATCTGTCTAATTGAAGAACGTCTAGAACAAAATAATCTATCCCCATCATAGGAAAAGAATATACCGTTTTGGTCATCAAATAATCCACATTTTAGTTCGCTATTTCTCCAACCTTTTACATAAAATTCAGCATTACCACTGATTATTTTGTTGGCGTCTGCAGTAACGCCAGTATCAAAAACTGCTGTATAATCATCAACAATGGATGAAACTGTTCGCGTACCATTAAAGGCTGACGCAGTAGAACCTGTTGCATCACTAACTTCAATTTCTAAGCCTGCTGATAGTCTATGAGGGAATCTTGTTTTAATGTATAGGTCACCACTACTGTCATAATAACCTTGATCAATTTGTGTTGTGGGACTAAAGTTAACAGCAAATGAAACCTGAATACCTTTACCTGATTGGTATCGGAAATACTTACGTGTTTGACGTATCATCTGACTATCAGGGTTTGTTGGTGGTATTAATTCAACACCACCATCATAAGGTCTATGTAATGCAAAACCATCAGGACGAAGTAGAAGTTGAGAACTTATAAAGTAGTCACCATCCGTAATAGAATCATCAAACTCTTCTGTAACCTCTAGTTGTGTATTACTATTTACGTAATCTATAGTTTTTTCAATTGGTTTATCTGTGCCATCTAATTTTATTACATTACGAGCAGTGCTTACGTTAGCACTTCCAAGCTGTATTCTATTTGAATTTGCTATGGCATCAGCCGCTGATCTATGAAGATAAACACTTCCGCCGTTGACAACTCTTACATAGAAAATATCTGTATCATTAATACCTGATGGAAGTGATGTTCCCGTAAATCTAACAGCATCACCATTTGAAAGACCATGGGTGACGCTTATGAACGGGCTTGTTGATGTGTAAAATGATATATAATCCTGCGTGGTGGAAGTGAAAGCGTAATTAAGTATAGGAGGGGTAACCTTAATAGTATCACCCGGTTTGAATATAGAATTAAATAGAGTTCCATCACCAATAAGAATTTTACTACCAGCAGACACTGAAATAGTACCAGTACCAGTAGCTGCAGCAACAATACTATTTCCTTGAAATGTAATAGTATCAGTAATAGCACTGGTAACACCTGCGTTAGGGCCAGTTATTGAAAGATTAATACCTAAAATAGCATTATCTTGTGATGAAGCTAATTGAAAACGATCCCTATCCAACGGTATTACATAATAGGTAGTACCGCTTGTTAGACCTGTTAGATTGGTTGTTGTTGATGTATATTCTACATCTGCACCTAATGCAAAACCGTGGCTTGGGTAGTAAAACGCATTATCCGTTGACACTAAGGCTCGTTGAATAGTTGTTTCAATCTTACGTCCTTTAATAGTTGCATTAGATGATAGTGTAAAAGACATTTGATCTGCTGAAGTGCTGGCTAAAGAATAGTTACCATCAGCAGCACCAACAAAAGAACTACTAAAATTATGTGTTTCGTTTTGTGCGGGTTTACTAGTTAGGTCAATTGCGTAGGTTTCAGTAAAGCTAGGATAACTAGATGGAGTAGTTATTGGAATCCTATTAGTGTCAGCTAATGCATCTGCCTTTGTGTAATGTAGAGAAAATTGATCGCCTGCTATCTTATTAATATAGTATATACCACCATTTGATAAACCTCCAACAGGATTACCAGCAGGCTGAGTATATAAAACAGCACTACCATTAGTAAAATCAGTGACACTATAATTAGAACTAGACCCCCTAGTACGTATGTAATTGCTTGTTGAATTGAAATAGTATGAACTTAAAGTATAAGATGAGCTAGAAGCTCTTACTTCATTACCCGTTAATAAGCTGGGGTTTGATGCAAGACGAAAACGGTCACCTGATTTTCTATAAACGTAATAAATTTGATCATCTACTAAACCACCAATAGCATTACCGCCATTAGTATCATAAAGAATAGCATCACCTTCTTGGAAGGTGCTGTCTTCTACAAATACCGTGTCGCCATTATTATTATATTTAGTTGCAGTAAGAGTAAATTCATCACCAATTTCGCCAAAAGAAGTAAAATTAACTTCGGTTGAACCAGATTTTAGTCTAAAACGATCATTAGAAACTCTTTCAACTGTATAAGTACTTCCAGATACTAACCCAAAGTTTCCAGTACCACTTGTAAAAGTATAAGTTACTTCATCCCCTGTGGCCAATCCATGATTTTGTAAATAGATTGTATTTCTAGTACTGCTTAAGGTAATAGGGACATGTATATCAGTATTAGTATCATTCGCTAGGCTCATTCTAGAACGGCCATTTACGGTAGGGTAAAGGTAATAGTAATATGCTGAGAGAACAGTAAATATTCTAGTATCAGTAGTTCCTAATGTCTCAAAGTTTCCAACTGTACTGCCGAAACGAGTAAATTTGCCACCACCATCAACACCGCTAGTGGAAGAGTCTTCACTCATTATTAGGTGGCGGCCTCTAGGATCGCCATTATCAAAAACGTTATCACTATAGGTATAATAATTTGAAAAAATTATTGTAGGATAATTCCAATCATAATTACCATTATAATTGTTAGTGTTATAAAAATAATCAGCTGTAGAGACATTTTCCGACATAAAGCCACATAAAAACTGGTGCTTAAACTTTTGACGAGTTGGTATGCTGGTAATTGTTACTTTACCCGTAGCGAAGTTATACGTGGCGTTATAATATTCGCTTCTATTCCATATACGAAGTGTGGTGGAATTAATGTATTTCCCAATATACATTTGGCCTCTTGATAGACCGCCAATTGGTGTTTCTCCAGAGGGTATATTATAATAGAAAGGGAAAACATCAAACGTGTTATCACCAGTGTACCTACCATGTCCACTAGAAAACACAATATCTCCATTACTTACTGATACATTATTAGGGTCAATATAAATTGAACGGGTGCTTGTACCAACCCAATTGTAAGGATTAATTGTTGAATTTGAAATACTTGTATTATCAGATGACTCTGAGGAAACATAACCCACTGTTACTGTAAGTGTAACTTCTTCAGTATTATCTGGTTCAACATCATCCGTATTAAAAGAAACACCTGATGAAGCAAAGCTATTAGTCAATGCGAACTGTGTTCCTGTTACAAAATCAGTTGGGTATTCAGTAGTAACAGTTAGAGTAGAACCTTCAGATACACCATCAGAAGTAATACCTGCAATACTCCTAATTTTAAACTCTGTACCTGAATATATAGAACCTTGAAAAACTTCTGTATTAGTTGTCTTAATTGAACCGCTAAAACCTAAATTAGATTTAGCTTGATAGGTAAAGGTATTATCATCAATAACAGATAAACTTGTAAAACCACCATCACAGAGAGAGGATGCAGTACCTTGAACAAGAATAGGCGTTCCACGCTGTAAGCCGTGTGGGTTTGTAGTAACTACTGTTACTGTGTTACTGTCTTGTTGTACGGTTATATCATCTAATTCAAACGATAGATCACCATTACGACTGTAGAAAGTGGGTATATTTTTAGTAAGCTCTAACGTTTCCCATTTGGTTGACTGTAAGCCATATTCAAAATCGGTATCAATTAAGTTTTCTGGTTGAGAAACCCGAATCTTGGAAACAGGATCAACATAGCTTTCATCAAACTCAACTGTTTGGTTATCCCACTCTACAAAAATTTGCAGATCGTCTGTATCAGCCATGCTTGTTGTATCATAATCAAGCGTAATTGTGGTTGAGTAGTCTTCATAGTTAAAAGTAAATGTGCCACTTTTAGCAGCATCATTAAACAGGTAAATTATATCACCTGATGTAACGTTTGTAATCATCAAAAGCCTACGCTTTGGATACACATCGTCAGTAAGTGTAACTGTTTGCGCTGACGCATCAAACGTATAATTGAAGACTAGCTTTTTTGCCATTTTATTATCCTAGAGCCATTGCTATTGCAATAACATCAGCTTGCTGTATAACCTTGTCACCTGGTAATGTAAGAAATATATCTTTATTACCAGAACTAAAACTTACTTTATTGTTTGAATTAGAACTGTTTAGTACTGTTGTTCTTTGTAATGTATCTGTAGAAGAGACATATGTACCTATACCTGTCTCCCATTCATCTACACCTGATGTTACCGTAACAATAGCATAATATGTTGTATCACCATCAGCCATAACATCACTGAAAGGAATATAGGTATCAGCCGCACCGTTAAGTGCGGCATCCGCTGTACCTGAAACCGATGTGGTTTCTTTTACTCTATCTTTAAGTATAAGAGCCATAATTATGAAATACGGATCACCGCGTTATTTTGATCGTTTGTTGGGAATACAATTGTGAAATCACCAGATGTAGCTGTTACTGTCCCACCAAAATCAAATACTGCAATAGCACGATTGGCATTTGAACTGTTATAAAGAATAGCACCATCTGCAGAAATCGTCAAGTTAGAGAAAACTTCATCTGCAAAATCAACGTAAGCTGTTCCTGATGTGAGTGTAATAACAGGGTTATCTAAAACCTGACCGCCTGCTGTGTAGTTAGTACCAGTAGCTTCATCTGAGTTACCTGTAACGTCAGAGTAATTAGTTGTTGTGGCATCATATGTGCCTGTAGGAGATGCTTTAATCAAAGCAATCTTCAAAGAATCTGTATCTAAATCGTGAACACCCCCAAGTAGTTCTTGCTTGAAGCTGTTGCACATTGCCGTAGTAATTGCCATTGGGAATGTCCTTATAGGTTAAAAGCACAAAGAGGCCAGCATATAGCCAGCCTCTCTGTTTACTTTAATTAAGCTGCGTTGTAACGTGCTGATACTAGCGCTTCTGGGCGAAGAATCTTGCGACCGTATAGATGCATACCGCGAACAATGTCTGCGAATGAATCTGGGTCACGGTAGTTCTCTACCTTGTTGATTTGCTCAGCAGAAGCAACCGCTTCGTCCTGACCTGCAATGATAACACCGAAGTTAGCGTCTTGTGCGGTTGTACCTGAAGTACCTGCACCTGTGCCGCCTGCTGGTAGGTTGTTTGAAATGTAAACACGGAAGCCGTGTAGGTTATTCAATACCAAACCATTTTGTAGACCTGCGCCACCGAAATCCGCGTTAAGCATACGTGAATCTTCGTCTTTAAGCATTTCTACAAATACCGGGTCAACTACGAGCCAGCGCCCACGTGCATCAACGTTTGCTACATCCATCTGACGAGCCATACGTGCTACAACAGTCAATGGAGACACTGTAAGGTCTGACAATGCTGTTGCACCTGGTAGGCGTGGTGCTAGAGGGATAGAGTCACCTGTTGCATAAGCAACTGGTGTATCTTGACCGTCTTCAGTACCTAGCTGACCAAAATCAGTTGCGTCTAGGTGGTTTGCTAGCAAGAACTCGCCTGATAGGTTACCTGCTGTGTCGTGCTGTGCATCACCTGATGTACCAGTGATTTTAGCACCTGCAGTTGTGTGACCTGACAAGTATGATAGAACGTCTGCGTCCATTGCGTCAGCCATTTTATATGCTGCACGATCAGCAGCTAGGCTAACATAATCAACGTTTGCGAACTGATCTTCGATGTCATCCATTTTGAATGCGAAGTAGTTAGCTTTGTCAATTGTTAGTGAGAAATCTTCATCGTTCAATTTCTCTACAGAGATAGCTGTATGACGCTGAAGAGCGTTAACAGTTACATCTGGTTCTTTCTGAATACGAACAACGTCACCTTGGTTTGCAATCTCACCGAAGTAAGAGTTGTTTGTAATCGCGTTTGTGACAGCAGATTTGCGTAGGGCAATCTGTGCCTGTTTTGAATAAATAACCGGGGACCAGTTACCGTCAAAACCTCCTGATGCGGAAGTAATAGCCATAATTAATTCTCCTTATAGATATGGCGTGAAAAGTGACACTACATATCCACTAAAGAGGCTCATCATCTAGGGTAGTCAGCTTGCGTTGAAACTGCGCTGTTTCTCTGCGCTGGGCCTGTCATCTGAGGTAGTTCTTTGTGTGGCTAGTGCTTTAAAAGCATACACACTTTTATGCTGTGTATATGCTATAGTTTTATCTAGGATGTTAAGAGTGTCAAGCTCTTTTTGTTACATCATAAATAAATTTTCCAGAGCGTTGTGCGTTTAGGATTTCTTCCTGCCGCTTCTCATACTCTTTAATAGACATTTTCTCTACTTCTGATTCACGTAGGTACTGTGAAGAGTCCTGTGGATCAATTGTAGGTTTACCTTTAGTTTTAACTGAAGAGGCTGCAGCTTTATCTGCGCTGTTGTCCTTCTTAGTTTTTATACCTTTGTCTGATTTATACAAATCAATGACACGGGCTACAGATTTAGCATCCTCTGTGTTCTCATATAGAGCATCCTGAACCACTTTAGGCTGTGTCTTAGCCCATTCATGGAATGCATCATCTGCACGAATCTCAGAGAAATCAGGATGTAATGCAGCTAGCTCAGCCTCCGCTTTTTCACGCTTAGCTTTTGTGCGTAGCTGTTCAATTTCCTTTAAACGATTATCTAGGTCTGTAGAACGCTCTGCTGCTTTCTTTTCTGCAATAGCTTCTACGATACCTGCTACATCTGGATATTTCTTAGCCCAAGCTTCTACCTCAGTTTCTGTCTTTGGTAGTACTAACTCATTCTTTGTTGCTAGTTCCAGCTTATTATTTAGCTCTTCGATCTGTGCCTTGAACTCAGCATCTTTCTCTTGCATGTGCTTGCGAAGATCACCGTAGCGTTTCTTAAAAGATTTTTCTTCAGCACTTAATCCAGCATCTCCCTCAGGTTCTTCTTTGGGTGCTTCGGTTTTAACTTGCTCTTTTGTTTCTTGTTCAGATACACTCGCATCCTGAACTGCGGCTCCCTCAGTGTCTTCGCTACTGGGTTCACTCTGTGTATCGTCGGTTTGATCTTCATCAGTTTCACCACGAACTTGTCGCTTCAGTGCCTCTAGTTCTTCTTCATCACGCTTAACACGTGCCATATTACGTAAATGTGATGCTGATGTCACGTCAATAGTTTGGGCTTCCGACATTTTTTACTCCTTTATGTGGGGCCAGTCAAGTAGACCGGGTAGCCTTATTATTATTATCGGGTCAGAACCGAATATTATTTCTTTTTATTTACTAAGCCGC